TTAACAAAAGAAGCATTTGTAATTGAATTTCAAATAACCGGCAGCGATATTAATGGTTATATTGGCAATCTTAAATACTATCAAGATGAAACAACTGGGTTTGAAGATTTTGAAATTGGTGAGACTATTGAAGGAGCATCATCAACAATTCAGGGCAATATAACAGCAGTAAATGATCCAGAATATCAACCATATACTGGTCAAATTTTATATATAGAGCAACGGCGGCCTATTGTTCGTGCTCCTGAGCAGACGGAGGAAATAAAAGTTGTGCTTGAATTCTAAAATAATGAATGATTTCAAGTAGTTAGATATGGATAAGATTTATACGATATATTTAATAAAAAATAAAGTTACAATTTTGGATAATAAAGTTTTAAGAAATCAAATAGAGAATTAATATGCCGATTCCAATTAATCCAAAAACTACTTTTTTTGGAACTCCTTATTTTGACGATTATTCGGAAGACAAGAAATATACTCGTATTCTTTTCCGACCGGGCGTTTCCACTCAAGCTAGAGAATTAACTCAATTACAAACAATGCTCCAAAAACAAGTGGAGCGTTTCGGCAGCCATATTTTTAAAGATGGCGCCATGGTTATTCCTGGACATACAACTTATGATTTATTTCAGTATTATATAAAAATTCCTTTAACTTATAGTGGCCGAATTTTTGCTTCGGGTGATTTTTTAAATCAAACTCTTAGATGTATAACTGCTGGCAATACATTAAATGTGGAAGCAACTGTTATTGATTTTGTGCCAGATGATGTTACAACTCCAACTTTTTATTATTTGTATTTAAAATATAAAAATAGTGGTGATAGTGGGCTTGCAACAGCATTTGCTTCAACGGACCTTTTAACCGTCGTTGAATCTAGCATTGAAGTGCCTGTTTTAACCGCTGCTCCAAATCCGGTTGGTATTGGTTCTGTTGTTTCTATTGCAGAAGGAATTTATTTTACTCACGGCACTTTTGTTAAAAATGATGCACAGAAAATCTTCCTTGATCCCGAAAACAATTTGCCATCATATAGAGTTGGATTGAAAGTTATTCAAGAAATTTATACAGAAAAGGATGATATATCTCTGACGAGCAATGCAACAGGGCAGCCCAATTATACTGCTCCTGGTGCCCATCGTTTAAAAATAGATTTAATATTATCAAAAATTCCATTAGGCGATGAAGACCCAAGATCGCCTGTTGTAAGTGATCCAGATCCAGATTTTATTGAATTGTTAGTTATACAAAATGGTATTATTTACAAAGAAATTGTTAATTCCGAATACTCAATTATTGAGGAAACATTAGCTCGAAGAACATTTGATGAAAGTGGAGATTACACAGTTAGACCATTTGTTATTGACGTAAAAGAATATTTAGATGATGCTGGAAATAACACCGGCGTATTTCAAAAATCCATGAACGTGACCGTGGTTGGAGGTTCTTTTGATGGTATTGTCGACCAAGTTATTACACAGGGTGCTGCAAGTGCTACAGTAACATATTATAATCCTGTAACAGGCAAATTAAAGTTTATTAATACTGTTGGTGTTTTTGATTCTTCTAATGGCAATATTATTTTTGGCGCTAATACAGCTTCTATTAATGTTGATGTGGACGGCTATGCCCAAATTTTTGGACAAATAGATGGCAGTGTATCAAATAAAACTCAAGGTGCTGCTACGAGTCAAGATTTTTCTAAATTAATTGCTATTGGTATTGAACCTGGAAAAGCCTATGTAAAAGGTCATGAAGTCGAGCAAATTGCCAAAACACAAGTTGCGGTACGGAAAGCAAGAGATAATATTTTCGTAGACAATAAGGTAATTGATCCGGTGATGGGCAATTATGTTATTGTATCAGATATTATCGGATTACCTAATATCCAAGTTTTCCCTCAAGTTGAATTGTATGATAAGAATTATACTAAAGATACAATACCAGCTATTGGAGAAGAGGCGCATCATATTGGTTCAGCGAAAGTTAGAAACATTGAACATATAACTGGTGAACCAGGTGCCGCCGATTCTATATATAGGTTATATTTGTGCAACGTTACGTTGAAATCTGGATTTAAATTTGAACACGTAAAATATATTTGTCAGGAAAATGCCATTGGCACAGCTAACTTTACAGTAACACCTTATCAAAACTTATTTAAATTAATTAATAAAGCAAATGTTGAAGCTGATGGTCCTGATTGGACTTTACACGGATTCAATTCTAGATTTTTAAAAGAATTAGTAGTCAATGATATAATTGTTTTTTATCCTTCTAATGCTTTAACTAGAGCAGAATTTGTTGTAACTGCAATAATTGATGATTTAACTGCAAGTATGGAGACAGTGACTATACCAGGAGGTTTTACTGGCATCACTGAACAAAGTGATTATTTTGCCAAGTTTACTCCTTTGGAATTACCCCAACACAATGGTTTAGTTTTTAAATTTCCAAATACAGCAATCTATTCGATGAATGATTTCTTGGCATACACAAATAGAGTTTTTAGTAATATATTACCAGTTGGTGATATTATTACTATTACAACATCCAACCAAGGAGAGTTCGTTTCTAATTTTACTAATTTTCTTGTTATGAGAGATGACGGGGTAATTGTCGAGCCTATTAATATTATTATTGATCCATTACTAATTGATGATGCTACAACTGTTGAAATACAAGTCCCAGCTCCAGTGAGTTCTACTTATACTGTCATTGCCACTTTAAAATTGGGTTCGGGTTTAAATACATTAACTTATAGAAGTAAAACTTTACAAATAACAACTAACACAATTTCTACTAAAGATTTAGCAGAACAGAATATTATTCCATTGGAACAGGTAGATATATATGAAATAGTTAGTGTGAATATGTCCGCAGATTTTTCTACTGTTCCATCAACAACTGATCCAGATATTAAAAATCGTTATACGTTGGATACTGGCCAACGAGATAATATGTATGAATATGGTTCATTGATTAAAAAATCTGGAACTGCTATACCAATTGGTCGGCTATTGGTAACATATAAATATTTTGGTCATGAAGCTCCAAGTTCTTCTAAAATATTTTATGTTGCAGATTCATATCCTGGTGCAATATATGATAGTATTCCAACATATATCAGTTCTAGTAATGGGCAAAGTTATTCATTACAAGATTGTTTAGATTTTCGACCTGATGTTAATCATTTACATGATATTTATGTTCCAGATCCAGGTTCACATGTTCGAGTAGATTATCATTATTATTTAAATAGGATTGATAGTTTATATATAAACGGAAAAGGTCAGTTTTTTATTTCTGAAGGGACTCCTGCTCTTGAACCAACGTATCCTGAAACTCCTTCAGATAGTATGATATTATATAATTTGCATGTCAAAGCATATACTTTTACACCAAAAGATGTTGTACCAGATTTTATCGAAAATAAAAGATATACAATGCGCGATATTGGTAAACTTGAAAAGAGAATTGATAATTTAGAATACTATACAAACTTAAATGAATTAGAAAAACAAACAAAATCTTTAGAAATTTTAGATGAAAATGGGTTAGATAGATTTAAACATGGGTTTATTGTAGATTCTTTTGCTGATGCGTATAGTATACAAGACAGAGGCGGCAGCGGGCGATCTCGTTGTTCAGTTGATATTTTAAATCAAGAATTGCGACCTGAGTTTCGTTCTGACAATGTTAATTTAATTCCAGCTAGTGTTAGCAGTGGAGTTACTGAAACATCTGGAGGATTATTAACTTTAGATTATTCTGAAGTTGTAATGATTGAACAACCATATGCGACGACACATAAAATAAATGTGAACCCATATAATGTGTTTACATATATTGGTTTTGTTGAATTGGACCCACCGCTTGATGAATGGGTTGAAACAAAAATAATGCCTGATAAAATTGTTCCTGGTTTGGGCAATTATAACTCAATGGTTCAATATAATAATGCTTTTGGTGGAGTTCATTGGAATGATTGGACAACAACATGGGTTGGTACAAAAACTACAATTGGAAATAAAGTTAAATGGAATGGTGTCAATACAGCATATTCATTAGGCATTACTACTCCAATGTATCATTATTCTGCCGGGGGAATGCCAATAACTCCAGAGAATATTGCTGCAGGTTTAATTCCAGGTATTCCGAAAAACTCTGATCCTAATTTGTGGGCACCACAGGTTCCTAGTGCAAATCACCCCTATCCTTTGACCAACACGACAAATGAAAGGTGGACAGAATCCACAAAAACAACTTATAAAACAACAAAGACTGGAACTAAAACGACAATTGTCCCAGTCGATATTCTAAAAGATTTAGGAACATCGGTTGTTGATGTCAGTGTTGTGCCATTTATCCGAGCAAGAGATGTTCAGGTTACAGCAAAGAGAATGAAACCCAATACACAATTGTATGCATTTTTTGATAATGTTCCTGTTAGTAAATACATGACTAGCACTACATTAAAAACAAATAATATTGGTGAAATATCGGGCATTTTTCAGATTCCGAAGGGAATGTTTAAAACCGGCCAAAGAGAATTTAGATTAACAGATCAAAGTGATAATAATTCAGCTACAACAACCCGCGCAAATACAACTTATATTGCTTCTGGAACATTAGAGAAAAAGCAAAAAACAATTTTATCTGTTAGAAATGGGATGACTGTAACTGAACATATTAGTGATGTTGATTATGTATCTTCGACAACTGTTGAAACAAAAGAAAAACAGATTTTAGGCCCATGGTATGATCCAATTTCACAAACATTTTTAATTGATTCCGATGGCGGCGCCTTTATAACTTCAGTTGATGTATTTTTTGCTGCTAAAGATTCAAGTATACCTATTGAACTTCAAATACGAGAAGTTGTGAATGGTTATCCTGGAAGCACAATTGTTCCATTTGGAAGAATTGTTAAAAACCCATCTGGTGTTTCTGTTGATCCAACAAATGCTGCAGTTGCTACAACATTTACATTTCCATCACCAGTTTATTTACTTGATAAAACTGAATATGCAATTTGCTTAGTTTCAGATTCTAATGGTTATGAGGTATGGGTTGCAACTAAAACTCCACCTGTAGGCAAAGATGCCATCAAATTAAATGAAATAGTAACTCCAGTCAGTAAAGCTGGTCAAGATTTAACAATTGAACCATATTCTGGTTCATTTTTCCAATCTCAGAATTCTTCAACATGGACTGCGATTCAAGAAACTGATTTGAAATTCACCATTCGTAAAGCACAATTTTATAATCCATCAACTGAACAAATTGCCCATGGAACATTCCAATTAAAGAATGATCCAGATGATTTACAATATACAGTCAATCTTTCAAGTGATCCATTATATATTCGAGGTGACATTGATTCTGGTATAATGCGAGTTTATCATCCAAATCATGGGATGACTTTTGGTAGTAGAGTAAAATTAAGTGGCATTGAACAATTATTGGATGGAACGACACCAGTAACAACTATTACTTCTGCAATTAGTAATGTTGATATAGATTCTTATACTATCAATGCTAGTAACTTAAGCGGATTCCATCTTGCTGGAATTTCAACGTATAGTGGTGCTGTTGGAGGAAACAATATTAAAGCTATTCAAGATAAACGTTTTGATACTATGAATGTTATTATTGGTGATTTAATTTATCCTAAAACTTCTATTACTTATACTGCACAAATTAGTTCATATGCAACATATTTGTTACAATCTGCAGTAGACATTGATTCTAATACTAATTATAATCGCTCTACACCTTCTGTTGTTGCTTCAAGTTTAAATGAATCTGGATCAAATGGTAAATTATTTATCAATTGTACTCTTATAACTGAAAATCCAAATGTTTCTCCTGTTATTGACGTTAAAAGATTTAGTGCTATTTTAGTTAGTAATAGATTAAATAACCCAACAGATGCATTAAATATACCATCATTTGATGATGTTCTTATTATTGATAATACATCGAACACTAATGCTATAGAATTTATTGCAACAACAAA